CGGCCGCCTCATCCCTACAGAGTTCATCCAGTGTGACGCCCAGGGCATCCGCCAGTTTGATTGCCGTTGATACCCTGCCGTCTCCCCGGGCCTCCAGGTCCTGGATGGTACGGCGGGGAACACCGGACAGTTCGACAAGTTTTGGGACGGATAATCCTTTTTCGGTCCGTATTTCCTTTAATCGCATCGTTTGTTCCTCCTGGAGCATATGACGTAGGTGATGGAGCAGAGAAGCCATGCAGCCCATTTAATCCAATCAAACAGGGTTGGTGCGGCAAATTCACCGTTGAACCCTTCATAGAGGAAAAGTACAGTGAGTACTATCAATATTGTACGGTAAAGTTTCATGTTTATTTCAGCAAATGAATGTGGTATACTATATGTGAAGAAGGAAGGGGCCGAAGCCCCAAACCTTACTTCCGCTTTTTCTTAGACCTTTTGGATTTACTATCTCGTTTCGTCTTTACTATCAGGCAGATGGCGGTGACGATTGCGAGTAGTGCTTCTGAGAGGTCTTTGATTATTTCACTGACCGATTCATTCATTTGCGTTCCTCCTTTCTTTTGATAATATAATTATAGCACGAATTTGCGTGCTAGTCAAGCGAAATACGGATATTTTATAAGTTTATTGCATCTGCTGATACCGGCAGGTGCTATTTTATTGCATGAAAGAAGGTGAGCCTGATGGCATTGACGCCAAAACAGAAGATATTTGCTGATGAATACCTGATTGACCTTAATGCCACCAGGGCCTACAAGGTGGCATATCCGAAGGTCAGGAAGGATGAGTCCGCAAGGGTAAATGGAAGTAAATTACTAACAAATACTAACGTTGTGGCCTATATTGAAGAACGTATGAAGGAACGTGAGAAGCGTACCGAGATTACCCAGGACAGGGTGCTGCAGGAATTGGCGAAATTGGGTTTCTTCGACATCAGGAAGCTGTTTGACGATAGTGGAAAACCGTTGGATATTACCGGTTTAGACGACGATACGGCGGCGTGCATTGCCGGCCTGGAAGTGATGGATGTTTATGAGGGCACCGGGGAGGATAAGGAGTTTGCCGGCTATGTCAAGAAATATAAACTCTCCGATAAGCTTAAGGCCCTGGAACTGATTGGGCGCCATCTGGGCATGTTCAAGGATAAAATGGATATCGAGCACAGCGGCGTAGTGGATGTACGCAAGGTTTATGATGAAATGTCTGAGGAGGAGCTGATGGAACTTGCAAAGAAGTATGAGAAAATCAACAGTTCCTAAAAAGGAGTCAATGATTGAATACCTGATTATTCAGCGTGCGCTCGCTATAAAAAAGGCCAGGAGGGATTTCTGGTCTTTTTGCTGCCTTCTTTATCCTGAGTTTTATAAAGAGAACCGGCCTTACCTGAAAGACCTGTGCCAGACACTGCAGGCCTTTTATGAGGACCGGATAAAGAAACAGATATTAATAATCAATATGCCGCCTCGCCACGGGAAGACCTTCACGGCGAGGCTTTTCGTATTGTGGATATTCGGTCAGAACCCAAGGACTAAGATAATCACCGGTTCCTATAACCAGATACTTTCCGGTCTCTTTGCCCAACAGACAAGGGATGGGATACTGGTGGAGAACGAGGGTGTAAGACAGGAGTACTTTCATGACATATTCCCAGACACATTCATCAAGCAGGGGGATGCGGCAAAAGGGTTCTGGAGCTTGGACGGTTCAGAAGAGAAGAACTATCTGGCGACATCACCAGGAGGAACATCCACCGGTATAGGAGCAAACTTTGTCATAGTGGATGACATCATCAAGAACAATGAGGAGGCATCCAATGAGCTTGTGAAGGATAAACACTGGGAATGGTATAACAACACCCTGGTACAACGTATGGAGCGACCAAGGAAACAGATCCTTATTATGACCCGGTGGGCTTCGGATGATTTGGTGGGGAGGATGCTGGAGCGAAAAGCTGATAAGTGCCATCTGATTACCTACAGGGCTGTTCAGGATGACGGTACCATGCTCTGCGACGAAATCATGACCAAGGTGGAGTACGAGGATGTGATTTCTGAGATGGGCGCCGACATTGCATCAGCCAACTACCAGCAGGAGCCGATTGACCTGAAGGGTAGGTTATATACCAGCCTCAAGACATACAGCGGGGTGCTTCCTCAGTTCAAGGAGATACGCAACTATACTGATACGGCGGATACCGGTGGAGATTACCTGTGCAGCATCAACTATGGCGTTACATTCGCAAATGAGGCCTATGTGCTTGATGTGTTGTACACAAAGGAGCCGATGGAGGTCACGGAACCGGCCCTGGCCAGGATGCTGTTGGCAGGAGCGGTCAACCTGGCAAGGATTGAGTCTAACAATGGCGGCCGTGGGTTTGCAAGAAATGTACGCCGCATTCTGGAGGAACTGGGCAGCAATTATACCACGATAAAGTGGTTCACACAGACACAGAATAAACAGGCCCGCATTTATTCCAACTCTTCCTGGGTGATGCAGCATATCTATTACCCGGAGGATTGGAAGAACCGATGGCCTGAATACCATAATGCAATGATAAAATACCAGCGCGAGGGTCAGAACAAGCATGATGATGCTCCGGATGCAACGACAGGTATTGCCGAGAACTGTGCCAAGAAGGGCGGCATATCAGTTTTAAAATAAAGGAGGTGGTGGGATGCCACAGATTATGTCAATTGATATAGTAAAGAAGTTGATAAAGAGCTGTTCTGTTGGGCATCGGCGTTTCATAAGGGAATCCAAGGTAGCTGAACGGTATTATGAGAATAAGAATGACATCCTCTATGGCGTAAGAAAGAACCGGGACAATGACCCGCTGCGGAATGCGGATAACCGCATACCGCGGAACTTTCACGGCCTGCTGGTCAACCAGAAGGCAGCCTATATGTTTTCTGCCCAGCCGCTGTTTGACGTAGGGAATGAGACTGTAAATAAACAAATTGCAGACCTGCTGGGTGACAAATATGCGAAGGTATGCAAGGACCTGTGCGTCAAGGCCTCAAACTGCAAGGTAGCATGGCTGCACTACTGGGAGGATGATGACGGGAACTGGAAGTATGGGACCATAGACCCGAAGCAGATTATCCCGGTGTATTCCACAGACCTGGACCGACAGTTAGATGCCGTGTTGCGGAATTATAAGACAAGGGATGCCGTGGATGGAAAGGTAATCTATGTTTGGGAATATTGGACGGCAGAAAGGTGCTGCGTGTATAAGAAAAAAAGCAGTTCCATTTCAGAAACGGGACTGGAGGCCTATAACATATTCGAGATGGCTGATTCCCCGGATGGAGGTGTCCAGATGACCAATGAGTTTGAGCACGGCTTCGGGGAGGTCCCATTCATCCCGTTCTACAACAACAATATCCCCACGGATGACCTGGTCAATGTGAAGCCGTTGATAGATGCCTATGACAAGGTATTCAGCGGTTTCCTGAATGACCTGGAGGACATACAGGAAATCATCTTCATACTGACCAATTATGGCGGTGAGGATTTAAAAACCTTTGTAAATGAACTGAAGCAGTATAAGGCAATCAAGGTGGAAACCGACGGAACCGGGGGTGGAGGTGGAGTGGAGGCGCTGACAATCAGCATCCCGATTGAGGCCAGGGAGAAGTTCCTGGACATAACCAGGAAGGCAATCTTTGAGCAGGGACAGGGAGTGGACCCGGACCCGCAGAAGTTCGGCAATACATCCGGCGAGGCACTGAAGTACCTGTATTCCCTCCTGGAGTTGAAGGCAGGGCTGATGGAGACTGAGTTCAAGCTGGGTTTCGGCCGGCTGGTGCGCGCAATCTGCCATCATCTGGGTTCTGAGTGTAAACAGATTACCCAGACCTGGACCAGGACGGCCATCCGGAGTGAATCAGAACTGGCCGACATCGCCACAAAAAGCGTGGGCGTCATTTCACACAAGACCATCCTCAAGAATCACCCGTGGGTGGAGAATGCAGAGGAAGAAGAGAAGCAGTTGAAAAAGGAAGAAGAGGAAGATGTCCAGAAGGAGGATATCTACCAGCAAGCCTTTAAGTAGGGAGGGCAGCAGGCTTTCTTTCGTACTCAGCCCTGGCGGGGGCCTGTAAGTACATTATAAATTCAAGGGGGAGAAAAAGCAATGAAGGGAGGTGTGCTCCATGGCTAAGAATAAAGACTATTGGGGAAAACGCATGACTTCCCTGGAGGATGACCGGTACCAGCGTAGTGCCGCTTACTACAAGGATGTCCAGCGCCAGTACATAAGAGCTACCAACAGTATCCAGATGGACATTGGCTGGTGGTACCAGCGCCTGGCAGACAACAACGGAATCAGTTATGCGGGCGCCAGGAAGCTGCTTAAGAACAATGAGCTGGAAGAGTTTAAATGGACGGTCGAGGATTACATAAAGGCCGGCGAGGAAAATGCCGTTGACCAGCGCTGGATGAAGGAACTGGAGAATGCATCCGCCCGGCATCACATCTCATACCTGGAGGCCATGAAGCTCCAGATGCAGCAGCATGCGGAACTGCTGTCAACGGAGTTTGATGGAGGCATGACGGATTATCTGCATAAAGCCTATAGGGAACAGTATTACCGGACCGCTTTTGA